TGCGTTGTGTAAGGCCACGTTGTCAGCAAAGACGGATTTACCTACGCCCGGACGTGCGGAAACTAGGTCAACACACTTACGTCTCAAACCACCGCCGATAACGGCGTCAAACAAAGGGTTCCCGCTAGACAAACCTATTTGATCGCACTTGTTATCTATTAGATATTGAATGTAATCATCTAAGTCTTCGCCAAGCTTTTCTGGCTGTTGGCCAGCTTCGTCGTCACGAATGAACGCAAGCAACGGATCTTCTACCAGCCCAATAATATCATCAATAGATTCATCGCCCTTGATATTTGAGATATCGGCATCAATCTGCTTTGCTACACGCTTAGCTTTCCGAGCAAATTCAAACTTCTTAATTTGTGCCGCAAAATAAGGAACATTCTCAACCTTGACCGGAAAATCCATTAATGCTTTTATGTAATCAAGCTCTTGCTCTGTCTTGACGTTATCAGATAAGTTTAATTGTTCTGCGGCGGCTAGAATAGCTGGTAAATCTACTACCGCATCATTTTGCAACACCTTTTCAATACACTTGTATATTACCTGATTGTTTTGGTCAGCAAAGCTTGTGTAATCAATGAAGTCATTTATTTCAACATAGGCTTCTAGACCGTGAGAAAACAGCCCGGCCAAAACGGCGCGCTCTGCACCTATATCCGCTAGTTGCGAACTCATCTTTCAAATCCTTCGTTCAAAATTTTGTAAGCCTTATTTAAAGAATCCCAATTAGCATCTGTGGCATTCTTAACCATAAGATCAACAGCAGAACTAATATCAAACAGAGGGATCTTAATAGACCTGTTTTGATAAAATTCCCTTCTCTTTTTAAGATCATCACGAATACGAGTATTAAGTTTGTCCAATTCTTCTTGTGGACATTCGCACTTAATATCACACCTACATGGTAAATATGTCCATGCAACCTGCCTACGATTATATTCAACCTTTTTTAAAAGAAGTTGATATTCTTCTTCATCCTGAGTAGCTTTAACAACACTACAAAAAGTAATTAGCATACTCATTTATTATCTTCCAGTGCAACGGTTACATCTAACAAATTCGCCATAAACGGTACTAGCGTTAGCGGAGAAGGACTTCCCACAAACATGGCACTCAATTTTAACCTTCTTTGGACCAGACTTGCGTCGGGCTACTCTTCCTAACTTCTCATACTTTTCAGCCTCAAAATCCGGATCGCTGTCATATCCAATGTCTTTCCATTGGTTTGGTTTGGCTTTTACTGGCTGTCTAAGACCGGCCGTGACGGCGTTGTCTCTAACAACAGTGAAGTCTGAATTGACTACAGTCTTGCCTTGTGGCCGATCTGATGTCGGAATTGCCAGCCGGGGCGGTTCATCTTCTGGTTCTGGATCCGAATCGGGATTTGAATCTGGATACATCAACGACGCCATAAGCTTCGCTTTCTGTTCTTCGGTTAATGATTGTAGTAAAGATTTTAGGGTGTCATCACTCATTTTCGTTTACCTTTCTCTATGAGTATGTCGGCCTTGCGTCTAATGTTATATTCTCTATTCTTGATTTTTTCTAGGCGGCCTTCCGCAGTCATCAGCCACTCATTGATTTTGTACGCAAGATCATCGTTGCGCAGGATTGTTGCCACCTTTGTTTCGTACTTAACATAAGTTCCCCAGATTTCGTCATTAAGGGCGGTTGCTATAATAGATTGAACGTTATGGTTACACCACCTTATAACATTCTCGCATTGCGCCCGCTCCACACTTACATGGTCCGCATATTGATAAAGATGATATGCGTAATTGAAACATTCGTCTTGCGTTAGCTTATGCAGTTGGTCCATAGTTAACGTTTCTGCCACCGCAAATTCTGTAGTGAATTTAGTTGCAGTAAGATTCTTAGCGGTGATATAGGAATCAATACCGTCTAAAAAGTTTTTTAATCTATCTGCAGCGTTCAATTTGTTCTCTCCAATATTCTTCTGAGTCATCATATCGTAATGCCACCAATGTGATATTGTTAATGTTGCACCATTCTTCTTTGTCTAGGTCACGCTTCTTCGCTCTTAGAAACCCAGCTTTGCTTTTGTGAAAAAATGGCGTATATTTGAAATGCTGCTCGCCATGAACCTCTAATGCTATTTTACAGCTTGGAATGAGAAAGTCAAGGTATAAAACGGAAAGTTTTTGAGAAGATCCGGGTAATTTTACTTCTTCAAGAACTGTATAACCCTTAAACATTTCGTGTGCTAACTGTCTGGCTAAAATGTGATAGTATGACCGCTTGTCCCTCTCGTTGGCTAGATATTTCTTAAGGTCAAGATTATATTCACTCCCGTTGAGTCCGATGCATTTCACAGAATGGCCCCTTTTACTTCGGCAATTAGAAGGTCTTTCAAGTCTGGATTCTGATCCAAGAAGTTTACAACATTCTCCATACCCTGAAACTTAAAAGCTTTCTCAAGCCTTTCTTCATCTTCCTTCTGATACTTCTCCAACTGCTTATCAGTCATTTTGTCTATCTCTTCGTTGGTCAAGACGGGTTGAAGTATCTCGTTGTCTTTCAGGAACTTATTGATCGCAGGATTGCCCTCGCCCTTGAGGTCAATGAGCGAAGTTATGGTGTACCAAGCTCCCGCCTGTTTGATCATGGCGAACTCGGTGGCTATATGTGCAATCTCTTGAGATTCATCAATACCTATACCATATCTAATCCAACTTGAGGCTGTAGAATTTGGCGTGCCGCCTGCCGCAGAAGTCTTCACTACCCAGTTTGCCACTTGACCAACATGATTTCCAGATTCTTTTGGGACTTCCCATTTTCCTCTATGAGTGATAACCATGTTGGTTCCGGCTTGATATTGCAACATATTGCCGCAGTCGGCCATTTTGTTGGGAGCGAATTTACTGCCACCGGTATTGGCAATATTATGGGTAACGAAAATTATAATAGCTTTCGTTCTAGCCACGTCTCCAGAAATGCGTTTGAAGAACATGGCGAGTAATCTTGGAAGGGCGTTTCTTACTCCGGTACGAATTTCTCCATCTAATTCATCCTGTGGAACCATACTAGAAGTTGAATCAACAATGGCTACCAAACCTTCTTCTTGTTTGACGATTGTTTCCAACGCGTTCAGGAACGTTTCTGCTGAAACTTGAGCAACATCCTCATTCGCTTGTACGATATTGATTTTATCGGGATCGAGTCCCTTAATGCCAACAAAATTTTCTTTTGTTAATCTGCCCTCAGTATTAAAGTAATAGACTTTCTTGCCCAGCTTTTGACACTTACCGGCGAAGAATAGGGCGGTGGTCGTTTTCCCAGTCTTAGGATCTCCAGTGAGAACCACGCAACTTCCTTCCCTTAATCCCCCGCCAAGTGCGATATCCAACGCTGGTGAAATGCCAATAACAGCAAAATTTTGAAGATCCGCTAACACCTTGGTCCCCGATTCTATGATTTTCCCGTACTTTGCGTGTACGTTGTCGACAACCATGTTGCCAGTACTCTTAACAATCCCTTTACTCTTGCGCGCCGCCTTCTTTGCCATCTTGTAGTTTCCTTAGTTTGTTTAATACACTTCCGCGTTTGCCGTATTTACATTTACGGTGAATCGGATCGTTTGTTGTTATGATCTCTTGATCCGTCGGTTTTCGTTGCTTTCTAAGAGTTTCGAATTTTGAAATAATCATGACTGCACTCGGATGATTCAGAGAAAAAATTCCCTTAAACTCCGGCGAGTGAATGGCCTTGACAATCGCTTCTTCACTAAACTTCTTAATCAATTCGTGCGCCTTGGTCACTTGGCGGGTGAATGTCCAATTCCAAGGGGGCTTCCTCCAAAATTTATACGGTAGCGATCCTTGATTTTTCCTTTCGGCATTCCTTTTGCACATAATTTCAGCAATATATGCTGCACAAGTGCAATAATCCCCCGTTGATTCATGCTTATACTTGCTCTTTTCTGTTCTTTTTCTTTTTTTCATGGTAGATTATCGCCTCTGAAAAACAGTTTGATATAGTGTCTTTGTATTCGTCTTCTTTAACGAGTTCTGGCACTATCCACAATTGTTTATCCACCTTATTGCCGTTGATTAACCCAACGGTAAAGTAGTGGTTAGTTTTCATACCTATGGCACCCAAAACAGAACGCACAAGATATACACCCTCGGCGCTACCTATATCTATTATACATTTGTGAGTCCTAAATTGCAAGTGTAAATCCTGAATAAAGGTCTTATTTTTTTCACAGTGCGATTTTACCTTAAACCATTCATCATAGTCACTGAAAAAGAAATGTTTCCCGTCGCCAGTCATTACTTTGATAAACACGCTTTTGGTGTGTGTTCTGTCGCTCTGGTAAAATTCCGCCCATAACGCATCATCCATACTATTTCCTGATTTTGGTAACGCACTTTGATTGCTTTGGTGGAGCTGCTTTACGGCGCTTTATACCCATTTCATCGCCCATCATGGCGGCGTTTTCTGTCATGACGGTCGCTCCATTGTCGTTTCTCGCAAATTGCTGAAACAGTAGCGTTTCCGCCTGTACTGAATCGTCAGTGACAATGGTCTTAAGGTACTTTTCGAGGGTAGACTTCGCTCGATCCAAATCTTTGCAGAGTTCCCCAATGGGTAGCTGCAAATTGTTGTCGATATAAAATCTTTCTGCCTTACTGAGTGGTCCTTTTTTAGTCATTTAAAAATCCCCTTTGTGCCTTGGTCATGTAAATAGAATTGTTGGTTTTCAGATAGGTGATATAGAAATCAAACGTGTTTTTAGACACGCGCTTAAGTTCCGTATCCATAACTCTGTCCCGTCGACCATATGGGCCGTTGGGGTCGAACAAACCGGCTTGATGAATTCTCACATAGTAAGTGTCACCGCTGGCTGTTCCATCGTTTTTTGACAACATTTTAGCAAAATGTTGAACTTTGTGTCTAGCTTCTCCGCTTAAGGTGTTGCCGGTTCTGTCGAATAAAATTACATCAGTATTAGTTCTTGTTGAGAACGGCTTTGTACCATCAACATATCTCATTTTCTGCCCTCCATTATGTAGCGTACTTGTTGGTTGCGTGACATTTTATTAATTTCTTTGGGCGTTGCTCCCCCAAATTTATCGTCCTGATACCACTCTTTCTTAGGTGGTGGCGGCGCTTCTTCCTTCCGTTTTGCGGCCGCTTCTTCTAATTGACTTTTATAGTCTTTAGAGTTCTTTGCGGCCAGTTTGCTGACTGTGTCACAATTGTAAACCTTACCCATTAAACCTCCGGTCACAATTCTGAACAGTTTATTCTTCTTGCACTCAGGACACTTTTTCAGTGGCTCGTCATTGAAGCTTTGGATAATATCCAACACTTGGTGTTCACAGTTGGAACACTCATAATCATAAGTTGGCATTATTCGTTCTCCAGTGCCATTAAAATATCTCCGATAATTCCGTTTCTTTGAATATCTTCAAGTTCCAATTCACAAACCCCGACGCCCACGATCTTCCTACATCGGGAAATACAATGGTCTAGCCCACTGCTGCCCCTTATGTCGGTTTGTTTAGTGTCTCCGTTAATCATAACTTTCGAAAATTTCCCCATCCTTGTAATGAACATTTTGATTTGCTCTTCGGTACAGTTTTGAGCTTCGTCCAAAATCATAAATGCGTTGTGAAAGGTGGCCCCTCTCATCAATTCTAGGGGCATATATTGAATAGCTCCAACGTTAACAAAATGACCATAAAACGCACGACCCAAAAAGAACTGCAAATTTTCCTGCATAGGCAGTAGGTACGGGGCAATCTTTTCTCCTAGTTCTCCCGGCAGAGATCCAATGTCTTTACCGGTGCAAACAAGGGGCCTAGTTACAATAATCCTTTCGATTTTATTTTGGTGTAAATGTTCCGAGGATATCCCGGCGGGTATAAACGACTTTCCAGAACCAGACGGCCCTGTGCAAAAAATGACTTCGTTTTCGATGATCGTTCTGATGTACTCTTTCTGGTTTGGTGTCTTAGCTTCTAGCTGTTGTACGGAATGGGTTTGTTTGGTGCGCTTCTTGCGAGTTGGTTTCATATATTGCCCTTATTGAGTTGTTGATTGTTAAAGGTCACCCTCCTTTATAAAAATGCCGTCCACCATTTTCCCCTTCCTATCTTTAATGTCATCCCACGCCTTTGCTAGACATTCGTGTAGTCCAAGATTATTTCTGGTGGCGATATTTATCAATACAACCAACATATCTCCAATGTCATCGCTAATATCTTTCCCCTTACAAATATTATCTGAAAGCTCTCCAGCTTCTTGCATCAGTTTGAGAAACTGGTCTTTGTCAGTACTACCGTCAATCAGGTTGCGGTCATAGTGCCAGCCAATGATAGCATTAACATATTCACCCATAAGCGATACGTCAAACTCGTTCAGAACGCACTCAATCATAGTTCTAAGTCTCCAAAATCCATACCGTCTAAGTCATTCTTGCTGGCACCAATTTTGTAGCTCGTGATTTCATGTTCTTGCGGCGCAACTTGAACACTTTCGCTATTCATCCACGGTTCTGTCCATCCAGCTATAGGGTTTTTTCCCACATTGTCGTAGGGCAACCCTATCGTCTTGCGACGAGACATACACAGCCAATCAATATACTGATGAAGAACGGTTTCGTTTAGCCCTATCATGGAACCGTCTTTAAAAAGGTACGACGCCCATTCTTTTTCTTCTTTAGCTGCGTCATCGAACATAAGTACGGCATCTTCTTGACACTGTTCAGCGATTTTACAGAAACCCTCCGACTCTTCGTTTTGTAGAATCTTGAGGATTTCTTGAGTGTTAGATAGGTGAAGGGCCTCGTCTCGTTTGATTAACTTGACAATGTCAGCATTCCCCACCATCTTTTTATTCTCAGCAAAGGCAAAGCTACAAACAAAGCTGACATAAAATCTCACGGCTTCCAAAATGTTGATTGACATGACCGTCATGTAGATTTGTTTTTTGACATCCGCGATCTTATTAGAGTCGCAGGCCATCCCCATCAAATCATTATATGCCGCCATGGCACTTTTTGCCCGCTTAATTATCTCCTTATCCTCATAAATTCCCCCAAAAACTTCCCTAGTGTCGGAATAAACGTTCTGAATGATGTAGGAATAGCTTTGAGAGTGGATTTTCTCAAAGAATTGCCAAGTCATCATACACGCTTCTAGTTCAGTGTTTGTTACAAATTCAAGAAGCGTGGGAACACCACGGCAAATTACCGAATCCAGCATCGTTTGATACTTTAGATTACTTGTGAAAATAAACTTTTCATTGTCGGTCAGGGTTTGAAAGTCGGACCTGTCTTTTTTCAGTTCCATTTCTTCTGGCCGCCAAAAGTTCATCATTTGTTTGGAATCTAATTCCTTAAAAATGGGATATTTAACAAGATCATACCGTTGAACACCCAAGTCTTTCCCTAAGAATAGCGGTTGAGACATGGGGTCTACGTTTTTGAGATTAAATATGGATTTCACTAGGGTCTCCGGATTAAGCGAGTGAATTGTTTAGGGTCTGGGAGCTTATCCCACTGTACTCGTTGTAGTTGGTGATTTGAAAGCACTATTTTATACTCAGCCTTTTCACGACTATCAAACGAAAAATCGGCGCATTCAGAATAGTATATGTGTATGTCGTAGAATTTTTCTGGGAGCATCTTAGTGACATTTGCTATCTTGTCCGTTCCGGCATGAAAAATATCCATATCGGAAGAGCAATAGTACGACGGTTGTCTTTTATTACATGAAAGGTAGCCACTGTTCCACCAAACTTTCTTTGTCGGCGGGTCATTCGTCTTTCGATGAACAATCCATTCCTTATTCGTACCTTTAAAATTTAGGGTTATTTCCTTAGCAAAATCTGGCTCATCGCCGGATAGTACGCATAGATCTGTCTCAATAGAAACTTCCGTTCTGATCTCGTCGATGGCCTCTATGGTGCCCAGTTCAAATACAGAAGTTACATCAAAACTTGTGTTTATTAAAAGTCGCTGTACGCCCCAAAAGCCAGACAATTCTGAGGGCGGTAACGCTGGGATAATGGTGTCTAATACAACCGTGGGGATTGCGGCTGCGCCAAACAGTGTCGCAATTGTTTTATGAAAATCTCTTCTATTTATCATATCGCACACGCCCCCTTTTGAGACTTTGTCATATACTGCATCCTCCTCCACCACACACTTCTTCTACTTCCTCGCCCAACATCGGGGACTGCTCCTTGTCTCCATCTGGAGTATTGGCATAATAAAAGTTCTTCAACCCATACTTATAACCATAAATCTGGTCTTTAATTAAAACGCTCAGTGGAATATTCCCGTCGTCGTAGTGGGCATAGTTGTAGTACAGGTTGGTACTTATGCCCATGTCCATAAACTTCTGAATAACTGCTGCCACATTCATGACTGCCTTATTGTCAGTCATTTCCCAAGCTAGGGTATAATAGTTCTTCCGAGTGTGGTAGTTGGGCACCAGTTGCTTCAAAATGCCGTTTTTAGCCTTCTTGTGGATAAGTAGGCTCCTGACAGGCTCAATACCGTTTGTGCTGTTCTGGATCACGCTACTGGACTCACAGGGCATGCCAGCGGTAAAGGTGGAATGACGTAAACCATACTTTTTGATTCGTTCTCGCAGTTCTTCCCAGTCCATGTTGTATTCTGGCCTAACTAAATCATCTACTGATTTTTTATACCAGTCGATTGGCAATAGTCCATCTGCATATTTTGTCTCGTTGAATTTTGCGCAGGGGCCAAGCTCTTTAGCTAAATGACAAGAGGCGCTGATAAGATTCCACTGAATCTGTTCCATTGTCTCATGGATTAGCTCCAAGGCCTCTGGGTCTTCGTATTTCAGTTTGTTCTTAGCTAAGAATCCGGCTAGATTTGTAACCCCGATCCCCAACGACCGTCGATTCTTGGTAAAGTTTTCGCCAGCTAAAACTGGGTAATCTTGATAGTCGATAATTGCCTCAAGTGTCTTTACTGCTGTTGTGCAGGCCGCCTCAATTTCTTTCTCGTTATTCAGCTCCAAAAGATTAAGGGCAGATAGAAGGCAAATACCAATTTCTCCATCTTTGTCGTCTATAGATTTTATGGGCTTTGTTGGGTGTATAATCTCTTGGCAAAGGTTAGACATTTTCACTGGGACGTTCCACGAACCATGCTCATTGGCTGTGTCAACATTCATAGAATAAATGCGGCCAGTTTCTAACCTCTCTCTCGCAAAAATCTCTGCAAGTTTTCGAGCAGGAATTTTCTTTTTAAACTTTAAAGACCGTGCGTTTTCGTATTTTAGATAGAGTTCATCGAACTTTTCGTTGTCTCCAAAAGCTTCATATAGCCCCGGAGTTTCGTGTGGACTAAAAAGTGTAATGTCTTCATTGGCGATGAGACGATCATAGAACAGCTTACAGAACTGAAGAGAATAGTCTAATTTGCGCACGCGATTGTCGTCTGTGCCAGCATTGTTCTTCAACACAATAATATCTTCGACCTCATAATGCCAAAATGGAACATGAACGGTTGCCGAGCCACCACGCAAACCATTTTGACTGGTAGATTTAACACAAGACTCAAAGTTCTTTAGATATGGGATAAGTCCTGTGTGAATAACTTCTCCACCACGAATTGGAGAGTTAATTGGGCGCATTCGACCAATGTTTAAACCAATGCCAGCACGCCTTGCCGTATAACGCCCTACGGCATGGAGGCTTGCAAATATTGAATCCAAATTATCATCAATATCCACCAAGACACAACTAGCGAATTGCCTAATGTTAGTCCTAACACCAGCCATAATAGGAGTAGGAAGATTGATCTTAAAGGTAGAGTAACAGTCATAAGCTTTTTTAACCTCGTCTAGGGTTCCAAATAAACACATAGCAATGCACATGTACGCAAATTGTGGTGTTTCATAAATGCTGCCCGTACTTCTATTCTTCACTAGGTATTTATCAATCATCTGTTGAAGACCGGCGTAAGTGAACAGATCGTCCCTATTGTGATTGATATACTTTTCTATTGTGGAGACTTCTTCTTTGGTCCACTTCTCTAAGATTAGTGGATCATAGACGCCGTTGTCAACATTTCGTTCTAAGAACATGGCGAAATCGTTCGGCTTATTCCCACAGCCCCACACCTCTTTTCTAAGTTGCATATTTAATAGTCTGGCGGCTACGTATTGATAGTTGGGAGAAGATGTTGAGATTAAATCATTTGCAGATTTAATAATGATCTTATGAATTTCTGAGCTTGAAATGCCGTCGTAAAGAGATAGGTTGGCATTCATTTCGATGTCAGAAAGAGATACGCTATTGATTCCCTTACAAGCCTGATCTACGACTTTGTGAATTTTTTCTACCGAATACTCCTCTGCGGTCCCGTCGCGCTTCGTTACTTGCATTTTTAGTCCTTTGATTTGATTTCTTGTATTATATTGTATACATACGATTTTGTCAACCTAAAAGTAAAAAAAATCCCTGCGCCCTCCGTGGCACAAGGATAATTCGCGGATTGAGCCGCTAACGAGTAATTTTTATTTCAATGTTATCACCAATTTGTATTAGGATCACGTCGTCGCCATTTTCCTCTACGAAGGATACCATTTCCATGATGGCTTTCGTTTTATTGATGAATTCTTTATCTAAGTCTAGCGTTTCAATAATGCCCTCGACGATGGCATCTATTATTGGTGTACGGCCCATGCTATGGCTTTCAAACAGTCTACCAAATCTGACCTCTTAGCGGGGTCTAGTGGTACACTTTCTTTTCCAACAGTAAGCACAATGGTTGTGTCTATCATTTCTCCCAAGTTAGGATACTTATTTTTCAAAGTTGTCCCAGCAAAATTCAGACCTCCGGAAGTAATATTGAATTCGCGGAAAATAGATGTCGACACGATAAACCCGGGGTCGTTTTTTACCACGCTTGCCAACTCTAGGAAGAAATTGGAGATTTGGCTAGCGTCTGCTGGTGTGATATAAAGCTCTGATATTGGCAATACGGCACTTTTGAAAGCGATAGATGGTTCATCAATTGGCACGGTTGGGGTCGGCGACGGAAGAACAATTTCAACGTTGTTTTTTACAAGATCAACAATCTTTTCTCCCCATAGTCCACCGATAACTAGAACGATAAGTAGAATTATTTTTACACCTTTAGACATTCTTCACCTCGCCGTCTGTCAATGAAATGAAGTCGAGGGGATAGTCCTTGGTTTTAATCTTACTCTTGCCCAAAGCGAATAGTGGGAAAATTTTGTTCAATTCAACGGCGGCCTCACCCATGCCTGCTTTGATGCAGTTTATCTTTAGGGTTTCCCAGCAAGCAATAATCGCTACCAACTCTGTCGCCTGCAAATGTAGAAGTTCGTCTGGAACAGGGGCTGGAGTTGGAGGCGGCAGTGGGGCTGGTGTAATGATTGGCGTATCTGGACGCTCTAGCAATTGGTGTGCAAACTCTAGTATTTGCGGCCAAAAAATACTAACTGCTAAAGCTGCAGCGCCAGCCAGCATCACAATTTGAAACGTACTCATTAAGTTTTACTCCTTAACCCATTGGCATATGATATTAATTGTTGAATTTCCTTTTCTGACATTCCTTTCGCCGTATCCATCATGGCGCTACACATAATTTCCCTTTGATCTGAGGGCTTAAACCTGAAATACTTTCGTGTATAAAGAGATACCATCCACCGGCTAAATAGCCCCGGGTTTTGCACAACCCCGTAGTATTGTGACGGATCGTGTCCATAACACTTATATAATAGTCCAGCGATGGCAATAATGCAATTAAGAATTGCTTTAATTGTCTCAGGATCTAAAGAAAAGTTTTTTTCTTTGGCTTGAATGTAGATACATATTCTATCAACGAGCTTTTTTTCCAACATAATACCGGCAGCTATCTCTGCGGTTTTGAAAATGTTCATTTTAAATTGTCCTGTAAAATTTTGATCGTCTGCGGAATAGTCCTAAATCCAGACCATCGGAAAAAGGCGTAGTCTTCTTTTACGATAATAATCGTTGGAAAACTTGAAATACCAAACTGACGGAAAAGATCCATATGCTCTGGGTTATCGTTATCAAGGTAGAAGATTTCTGCGTCCAATTCGATTAGTTTGCGTAGAACCGATTCGCTATTCCAAGTGCGTTTCATCATTGTGCATGGAAAACACCAACTCGCTCCAAAATGATAAATTTTATACTTGGCTGGGGGAGGAACGGCCTGCGGTTGGGGAACTTGTGGCTTAGCGGGTTGGGCAGGCTCAATTATAGATGGTTCAACCGGTTCAACAATTGCTGGAGGTTGAATTTGTGGCTTTTTCGCTGGCTCCACGACCGGAGGTTCTACGATTTCTGGCTCAACAACAGATCGTTCTCTGTTATTTTCGCAGGCGATGCATCCGGGGCAACGCGTTTGATGTCCATCCCCATGGGTAATCCATCCAGAACCGTCGCATAAGGCAACTGGCGTGTCTGGATTAACGTCCGGAGTTGAATCTTCCAGCATAATAACGCGGGCAAGCCTAGTGCTGATGTACGGTCTCCAGTCTGTGTCAGACATTCCGCCAAACCCACCATAGGAAAGCAAGACCGCTGTAGTAATCATGGTGCCAGAAGTAAAAAACATAGTCTTCATAGTCTTCTCCTTAGAGATAGGATGCTGTACCGTAATCTGGTAAGTCTCTAGCTGGAAAACCTTCCACATCACTAAAGACCCACGATCCTTGCTGTGCTAACATGGCTCTGGCTGGGCTTTCTTTAATCCAAAAGCTACCTTCTGGTTGACCATGAACTCTTGGTCCTGAATTCCATAATCCCCAACTGTTCTGGACCAAGAACAGTAGTCCATTTGATCTTTCCCGCGTGTCATCACAGGCAATCCATGCCATTGCGTGGTTCCAATTTCCTGATCGCTCTGCGATACCCTTTGAATCCCTTTTACTAGAAAATCCAACATCAGAACATACCGAAATTGAGTATCCGTTGGCAATCGCGTCCCGGGCTTCTTCTAGAGTCGTAATCATTGAAATAGTTTTTACCTGATGCTTTTTAGCTTCAGTTGCGTAAACACTAAATGGAATTCTTTTACTAGACCCTAGACTAGAATTATATACTGATAAATCGACTGCTCCATAATCTTTTCTAATCAGTAGTCCGCCTTCTGAATTGATATACTTGGCGGCACCAGAACATGTCATACCCTCGCCAGACCAAGGTCTGGATTGATAGATACCTTCGGTGGCACCACGCCCCTCAAATGATTCTGCTTCCCCCTTGATGTCAATTTCAACCGCCCTAGTAATGTCTACGGCATTTCTAGTTGCATGAGATACGCAGTCGCCCGTGGTCTGGGCCTCTAGCGGTCCAAACTTTGGGTCAAACTTTAGCAGCGATTTAAATGGCATGGAGAGCTTCCCTTCTCCCGCACCATACAGTTTATAGGCACAAGGACCAAACAATGGAGTTTTTAACGCCGCCAACAGGGCCGCCGTTTCTTCTGGATCACAAACCGCGCCCATATACCCTTGGCGATAAGCTTTCCAAATACTTTTAGGCGAACTAAAATCTGGCACCCAACTTTCAGCTTCAAATCCCATGTCAGTCTCCTGTGTTAGTCTTTTTTTTTGCTGTTATCTCGCAGCCATTTGACAACAGTGTCAAGGACAAGAGTTACAACTGGAACAATCAGTGGACCGTAAGTCCCAAGATCAATCGCCCCCAAATTTTGAGCAATATATGTTAATGCTGCTGCTCCACCAACCAGCAAGGCTGTTTTACCGACAGTTACGAAGTCGGCTATGTCTAGTTTAAATTTTGGTGAGTTTTGGCTCATAGTGATACCCTTTCAGAGTTCAGGTCGTGAAAAAAACAATTAATCAAGAAGCCCTTTTGGGTTGATGAGGAAGTCCTGTAAGGATAACCAACGAATCTTACACCAACGCCTTTTACGTTCTTGGTTTCGATATCAACCTTTCTACACATTTCTAAACAAGAGTGTAGTTCATCTATAAAGTCTCCTCGACTTTCGTCATGGACTATACTAATCCAATCTGATCCTGAGGTGATGTCTCCAATGTCAGATGTTAATTCTCGAAATCTGTCGTTACACCACGTCATTCTTCCTTCCGAATCAATCTCAAAAAGAGCGTCCATATGATAATGGAGCGCAGCCTTTGACCGTTGATCTGCTACCTTTTGCCTGTCTGATATGTCCTCGCACGTTTTCTTTAGCCCGGTAACAATATCTTTCAGTGATTTCCCGCCGTTTGGCGTTACTTCGTTCTTAATGGTTTCCAATGAAGTTTTAAAATCTTCATTATCTCTTAAGTATGTTCCGCACGTTTTAAAAATCCTCCATAGGAATATTAATGCCGTACAAGCCGCTCCTACCAACGTGACCAATGCCACTACTGTTTCATGAGTTATAAATGCTATATCGAACACAGGACACCTTTCAGTAAACGCCATAAAAAACCCTAGCCGCAAATATGTTCACGACTAGGGCGATTTACCGCAAGGTGAGCTTTATGATTCGTAAGAATCTTTCGCTTTATATTGAACGCCCGTTGGCAATTTGCCCCCAAACATATACGTCAATTCACCGGGAACTGAACGCGTTGTGTTGGCAGCGCCGTCGGAGCCAGAAGCTGCCACGTCGCCCGCCCCAGAAGGACGAACGTAATCAAAAGGCACTCCCGTGTTTCCACTTTTAGTGACCCACGATTGGTAACCAGAGGCAGGAGCAGCAAGAATGTCGATATCGACAACTCCGTACTGAACGCCTTTCTCAAGCTGATACGTAGAGTCTCGATTTGGATTAGCGCCCTCAATGTCGGCGGCACCTCCAATAAGGTCTGTGTAGGCAACGCCCCCAAGAGTGGTAGTAACGTTACCGCCTTGCACAACCCATTCTTGGGCATTTGCTTGATACCCAAGCTGGGTAACTCCGTCAGTGACAGCGGTTCCGATAGCATCTTTGATACCGTGCTTGTCAGTGTATTGAGTCCCGGCACCATCGCTAGCGATAACTTTGGAGCCTAGTGGTCCACCTTGGTCGTCGGCCAGTTCGGCCTCACTAATAGTTTTTGACATTGGTGAATTGGCGGCAACATTACCACCTTTGATGACGGTTCCCCCGTCCCGTTTTTCGACGGCGGGCTGGTCGCCAGCACCGCTCGGAGCTACAGTAGGCATAGAAAATCTCCTTGAAAAAAAATTAAAAAACTGAGTTCCTATTCCATGTGTAGTCCAAGTCCACCATATTATACACTTTTTAGAGTGCAGATTGTAGCTTTTCCAGATTTTTTTTGAGTCTTATTCTGATAGTTTCTCCACAAACGCTGTGAGCTTTAGCTAACTCACGGATTGTCATATTCTTGTAAAATCTATCAATAACTAGGTCTGGATCGTCGCATTTGACCTCTATTGTGTCAATCATGTCAATTTTTGCAATAGGATTGTAGTGATCTACCAGAGTTGCACTTAAAGCCGACGCTGGCTTGGAGTTATTTAATTTTCTTTGAGTAAGACACTCAAAAACAACGCCAGTATACACAAACGAAGTAAATTTTGGCCCTCTGCGCTTGTCGTATCGCATGGCCGCTTTCCAAATTGCGGTAGTAACGCAATTTTCAATCTCGTCCTTTGATAATGATCCTAAGAATCGTGAAGCCGCTTTATAAGCGACATTGATAACGTCGGAGTCATTCAGGTACTTCTCCACTAGTTTTTCCTTCATTTTTAACCTCTTTAATTAAGAATAGTTTTTCAATATTTTGGCGAACGTTCGAGAAGTCGAACATTCTTCCTACACCAAGAAAAAATCTGTATCTGCTGCAAACCTTAAGTATTTCTACTCCTTCCATTTCACACAGCGCATCCATCACCGTTTTAGATATGTTGAAGTTTGTGTGTCCCATCCAGCAGTCGAAGTTATTTGCTAGATAGATATTTTCCATTGTTTTTTCATCAATTGGAATCATTTGTCTGGTTTCTAGTACTCCTTCTGCTTCCATAATCTCTTTCATTTCTTCATCAGTAACTATCTGTTCACCAGCTAATTTTTTCATCATGGCCTCTAATAGCGGAGAATCTAACTGGTCTTGCAGAACGTCTTCATACTTCTGCCAGCCTATTTTCTTGTGAGCATTCATTGTGCAGCTCCTTTACATGAGGTCAATAGGGGAAATTAATGGGTCATCTGGTCCTTTTTCCTTTATCCCTGCGGCCATAGAGCTATTTTTAATGAGTGTTCTGGCTAAAAACAAATCAAATTCTTTTTCTTTCCCATCAGCGACAAAGGCGTCCTTGGTAATCTCTAGCCCTTGTAATTGAAATTCTATGGTTGGCATCGAAGCAAACAATAATGAAAACAATTCTAGTGTTTCTTCAGAATAGTCATTAATATGTATGTTGATCGTTAAGTCTCCGTTTGGTAATACGCTATATACTACAGACGCTAACGGTTCTTCTTCTGGTGGTGGTTCTGGAACAACTGGTTCACTCATATTGCGTCCTCTCGTAATTTGTTAAGGATGGCGTCGGCGGTATTGTCCCAAGAATATTGTTTTGCAGTTTCAAGGCCAGCGTGATTAAACCGCTGTCCATTGTCAATAAAATCCCTCATAGCCATGCTTATATCTACTATTTGATCTGGTCCCAATGCCGCCCAATTACCTTGGCCAAAGAACCATTTGCCATCTAACGCTGGCTCAGTGTCTTGGATCTCTATAAGGCGACAGTTGTCTTTGTTGCAAAACTCAGTATGGGCGGAATAGTTGGTTGCGATTACAGGCTTACCAGCGGCCATCATTTCTAAAAGCTCTAAATTCCATCCTTCTCCCCGTGAGGGAAAAATCCCACAGTCTATTTGAGACATGATATTATACACTTCTTGCTGTGTCTCAGCCCTTGGGATCAACTTGACTTTTGGATGTGAATATAGCCGTTTCCACTTCGCCTCTTCTGTCGGGGAGTTAAAGGGATTCTCACACATCATCCATAATTCAATGTTGTCGTGGTGTAAAAGGGTCAATTCGAATGCTTCGAGTAGTACATCGTGCCCCTTTCGAACCTCCCATTTCCCACAGTTAAAGAAGATCGTCTTGCCATTAGCCGCTGTCGGGATAGCTGGCCTGAAGATGTTGGTATCTACCCCAAGTGGTACTACGTGAACACGAGACCCGTCAGGTTTTCCAATGGCCTCAGACGGTTTAGCTCCCAGCCCATAAGCCTCATACTTAAGGGGAGGGCATTGATCCATAACGATTGATTTTGCCCACTGTGAACACACCATGAGTTCGTCGCAGGAAGAAAGATGATGCTTCTCTAAGTCAGAGAAAGTGTCCAACTCGAAGATAGGAAAGCCGATGAATTTACCACTCCCGATACGCTCTGCCATTTGGTTTTGGTGCCAAATCTTAATGCAGGGAGCTTTATGGTTGAACGTTTGAGCCTTGGTCATTCCGGCCTGCACAAGGTTAGCGTCCTCCTGCGAGCCTACAGAAGGGTTGCCGATCACATGAAGTGCCACGTTGGCTATCTTTGAGAGCGACTTGAAAATATTTAGTCCGGCGATTCCATAGCCCAGCTTATTAATTGGGCACTGTAAATTTATGTTGACCACGCGACCACCTTTTCACAAATGGAAATGAAATAATCTGGACTAAATGGCTGTTTAGATAAGTTAATATGCTTGTGAACTATCATTCGTCAACCCCATCATCAAAATACTTTTTAATAGCTCTATAGTCTTTAATTCTTAACTCTCCAATCCACCAACAAAATCTACTATAGACATGGCCAGCCCACTCACCATGTAACCATTCGGGCCTTGGCTTTTTCATAAATTCCTTAATAAAATACTGTATATATCTAATCTCCTCCTCACTTTGCATGGCGGTCAACTTTTTACCTTTGTGTTTACCAAAATTAATCTTAAACCGATGCATACCTTTTACTCTATTTCCCCAATGGTATTTCCCATGAAGTTTAGCTTCTTTGCCCCCACCCCAAAGTATATTTCCACGGAATTGTTCATCCACGTCTTGACTCCCGAACTCTCCTGTGGCAAACGAATCGAGAATTATAGCGACATCATCATCACTTAAATCAAACCATTCTGATTTGCTTCCGCTTGGAGTAAACAACCTCTTAGATTCAAAAAGTTTATGTAGGTTTTTTTCTGATACTTTATCTGAGTAAGCTAATAATCGTATATTCGGATTTGCAGTGGCTAACTGATTAAGCCTGATATTTGGATCTTTTGATTTTCCTATTTTGTAGTTACAGCCATCACACATTAAATAAACATAGTAATCTATCATATAGCTAATACCTTTTTTAGGAAGTCAGAAACGTCGGCAGTATCGGGGCAGGCTTGAAAAGTCTGATCCGCCACTTTGTCGGCCCTCGTTTTGCTGTAACCAAGCCCAATAAGTGCCGCAACACATTGAGCTTTCAATTGACTGTCCACTACGGGGACTGCGGCAGGGGCTGGTGCCGGTGCCGGTGAAGCAACCGCTGCCGAAGGATTCGGCAAGGCAATAGGTTGCTGGATGGTGATGTTTGTGTATACCGCCGGTGGAACAATCGGATCGTCGATGTAACCAAGGTCGAAACGATCTGGAATCTTAAACGGCTTAACGGTTGCGTGATTTAAATAGCCTTTCATAAAGCTATAAGCGGCCCATAGAATAAAGCAAATTGCAATGATTGGAGCAAATATTGCCATCATAGTAGGATTTTCGATACCCATAATAGTTCCTTTTCAAAAATGTTTATCTTATTATACCATAATCGACACGAATGTCAATAGGCTTTAGGGAAAATTGCTAAAATATTTCGGGTTCGCCTTCCTCAAAATTACAACTGTCTTGTGGCTTCCATTCCATAATGCCAACAACTATGATCTCATGCCCTAGTTTACACGTTGCGTATGGAGGTCGCATGTCCTCGCTTTGATCTACGTATATTGAGCAGTATCTGCAATTTTTGCATTTCATTTTCTTTCCTTTCAATAAAAAAGCCTCACAAAGCGTCATGCTATGTAAGGCCAATCAACTATTAGGTAATCCCTAATAGTTCATTTGTACTTTTTGATTATCGCTTGAAGTTCTTGAATAACTTCCTTTACATAATCAGCGTCAATGTTCTTGTCCATGTTCTTGTCCATAAACCGTTCTTCACCGCAAGCGTATAAAGCCTCGTTATGCACCAACGCGGCAAAGTCTTGTCGTAATGTTCGTTCTTTATGATTGCTCATGGATCTTCTAAGTTCATTATCTAGTGGTTATTTTAGCCCGCAGAAGGATTACCATCAATCGGGGGAGGAAGCGGAGTGACTACTGGAACATGCCACCTGACCTTTTCAGCCCAGTTCTCTGATCCGTCGATAGTATAAAGTCTGGTAACTACCCTAAAAGTATATCCTGCATCGTCATGAGTGTTGAGCACAATATCATAAAGGTCATTGTTTGTGGAAGGCGGAGGGTCCGCCTTTGCCGAATACACAATAGTAGTAAGAGAGCCTGCCGAAACATCGAGAATCATTGGATTTGTCCAATCTTGCCTCGATATATTAACAAGGCAAGTTTGCCAATCTTCTGTTTCTTCGCCACCAACGACCAAAATCCATCTACGATATTGAAGTGCAACCTCAATAGTAGTCTCTGGCGTGCCTTGCGCTCCTTCAATTTCAAACGTATCCATCCACACATCATATTCTCCATATAATGGATTTTGATTGTGGGTAGCTACGGTTTTTTGATTATGACTTACGGTTACGCCCTGAGCTAAAACAGCGTGTGCAAATAAAAACGCACACAGAAAACTTATAACACGATACATTGTGACTCCTTATGAACAATTGAATTTTCTATCTAAGTGGTTGCCGAGTTTATACGGATGCTACCACTTGCTCTTTAGAACTCGGGTCGTAGGGTTTCTCTCTCGCCGTGATCGTAGATGGATCTGGCCCAAGGGAAATGTCATCAGCCATGATACAAGGTGAACACTTTTTATTCCCCTCGCTATCTTCATAGTCGTCGACCTT